AAGTGATCTTCATCCGTCGGCCCAACCCCCTCGACCCCTACCGCGGCATGGGCCCGATCCAATCGGTGCTCGCCTACATCGACGCCGAGCACTACTCGGCGCAGTGGAACCGGAATTTCTTCCTCAACGGCGCCATTCCCGGCGGCATCATCGAGGTGGAGAACCGGCTCAGCGACCCCGAGTTCGACAAGATGTCGGCCCGGTGGCGCGAGCAACACCAGGGCATCGCCAACGCGCACCGCGTCGCCATTCTCGAAAAGGCGAAGTGGGTCGACGTCAACTACACGAACAAGGATATGCAGTTCGTCGAGCTCTCCCGGCTCGCCGACGACAAGGTACGGCGCGCGTTCGGCTTCCCCAAGCCGATGCTCGGTGACACCGAGGACAGTAACCGCGCGGTCGCGCAGGCGGCCGAGTACGTCTTCGCCCGGTGGCTCATCGTCCCGCGGCTCGAACGGATCAAGGCAGCGCTCAACAACGAGTTCTTGCCGATGTTCCCCGGATCGGGCGGGCTTGAATTCAGCTACGAGTCGCCGGTACCCGAGGACGAAGAGGCCGAGAACGCCGAGCGCGACTCGAAGGTCGCCGCGGTCAAGATCTTGATCGACCTCGGATTCGAGCCCGCCGCGGTGCTCGAATGGGCCGACCTCCCGGCCCTGCCCTACTCCAAGCCCGCGCCACCGCCCACCCTTACCGGTCCTCCACCCGGCGACGGCGGCGACGGTGGCGCGGGCTTGGACCCGAACGCCCCGCCGCCGGACGGCGAGGACATGGGCCAGGCTGCCGCGCGGCTGGCCCGGTTCGTCGCTGCCGCCCCGTCCGGCCAGGCGCGTGAGCAGCGCCTCGACGCGCTGCGCGAGATCGCAGCGATGGCCGACGACGCCCGGGCGGCGGCACTGCCGTGGTAGGCACCGCCCCCCTGCCCCCGGCACCGCCGGACGGCATCCGGCCCGAGCTCCCAGACGACGCCGAGCCCGCCGACTTACAAGCCGTACAGGACTCGTACGAGGCCAAGCTCGCCGACCTGCTCACCCGGTGGCCCTCGCTCGCTGGCGCGCAGGTGACCGCCATCCTTGACCAGATCGAGGGCCACGTCGGCGCGGGGGACGTGGCCGGTCTGCTCAGCGTCGCCGTGAGCTCGACCGAGGCCGCCGCGGTGCTTGAACAGGCGATGCTCGACCTCGGCAACGAGGCGGGCGCTCAGGTGGTGGCTGAGGCGGTCAAGCAGGGGCTCAGCGAGAACGACCTGCACGCCACGCCGCCTGAGCGCCTGCGGACGGCGCAGAGCGCGCAGGTCTACGCCGGGCAGCTCGCGGCCTTCCTCGTCGGCTCGGCCATCGGCGAGACGATGCGCGTGTGGCTGCGGGGCCGCACGCCCCGCGATGTCCGGGGCGACGTAGCCGCGCACCTCGACGGCCTCACCACGGCCTACCCCGAGCTCGTGCTCAGCGGAGCGCTCACGCAGGCGCAGCACGACGGCCGGTGGCGGACGATGCTCGGCGGCCCCGAGGCCGCGCTCTACGCCGACGAGGTGCTCGACAAGAACACCTGTGGGCCTTGCCGCGACGTCAACCGGAAGTGGATCGGCAACGCGAGCGACACCTCGCCCTCGCTCGCCTACCCCGTGGCGGGCTACGTGGGCTGCCTCGGCCGGTGGCGCTGCCGCGGGCAGGTGGTTGCCGTGTGGCGCGGCGGCGACAACTGGCGCGAGTGGGTCGAGCTGCCCGCGCAGCGGACATCGCCCGAATGAGCTAACAATACTCAAGCCGGTTCAGCATCTACCGATAACCACTCCGTCGGCGACGGACCCCCCGCCGCCAGGACGGAGAGGATCCCCAGTGAGCATCAAGAGGTACGCCGGTCTCATCGCCGTCACGGCGATGGCCGGTCTCAGTGTGTTGACCGCCGGACGGGCCGATGCGACCGTCGCCCCCACTCCGCCCCCGGTGGTGGCCCCCGCGCAGCTCACGATCTCGGGACCGACGACACCGATCAAGGTCAGGGTTCCTGGAACCACATCGGCCGCATGGCTCCAGACGACGATCGGCGCCACGCGGCTCGGTGTCCGCGGCGGTTACGCCGTAGCGACCCTGCCCTCGACGTCCATCCGGCTCGGCGAGTCCGCGCTCGAACTTGATCAGCGAGACGGGCGCGTGGTCCGGATCCTGGTCACGGCCAAGCGGACGAGTCGCGTCTCGGCACCGATGGTGGCCCCCGGCCCCCTCACCGGCGCCAGGATCTCGGGTATCGCCTCCCACTACGACCCTCGGACTGGCGGGTACGTCGGTGACTCGCTGTCCCCCGTGATGGTGCAGAAGTGGCAGGCAGGTCGATGGACCACGCTCCGGACGGCCACGACCGCTCGCAGCGGCGGGTTCACGGTGAACCTGGCGCTGGCCCCGGGCGGACACGTGCTCCGGCTGGTCCGACCGGTCGGAGCGACCGTGACGGGCGGCACCGGCGTGACCGCGGCGATCGTCGTCCCGACCCTCGGCGGCAGCGCGGCCTACGGCTACTGACCGCGAGAGCCCGAGCAGCACGAGAGCCCGGCACCCCACGGACGGGGTGCCGGGCTCTCGTGCTGCCCAGATCAGCTCGCGGGCGACAGCTTGGCGTTGATCACCCATACGGTGACCGTCACACTCTGCCCGGCCGGGATGGTGCCGACGGCCGAGACCGAGAACGAGCGCGACGCCGCACCGGCGGCAGGGAGCGGCGAGGCATGCACGTCCACGCCGGTCACACCGACGGGCAGGTCGGTGAAGGTGAAGCCGGACGTCTCGGGCGCGCCCTTGACGTAACCGGGCAGGCCGTTCACCACGACGGTGCCGCTCGCGTCGGCGGGCGTGAGCTTGATGCTCGCCTGCTTGATGACGACCGGGCTCTCGGCGGCGGCGGGCAGCTCGATGCCGAACGCATCTTTCAGGCTGACCGGACCCCGCCACGGGTCAGGGCACTTGTGTGTCGCGGCGACCAGCCACAACGAGCGCGGCTCGCCGGTGCCCTGCTTGAGGCACAGACCGCGCTCGGTGGTCGACAGGACCGGACCCGAGGCGTTGGCGACGTTCGCGGCGAGCAGCCCGGCGGCGGCGACGAAGACGGCCACTAGAGACGCGAGACCGACGCGCGCCCGGGGGGTGAGCCTGCGGAACATGGTGATCCTTCCGATGGGGAGCAATGCGGCCCGATCCTAATCGCCTCAGGATGCCAGCGCGTCCGAACGCGCTGCTACCCTGCGAGGCAATGGGAGTGGAGGCCCGGAGCAAGCAAGGCGCAACAGCTCTTGGTCAAGCCTCTCGAAGGGTGTCCGACATGGGTAATCGTGAGCGGCGCGTCCGCAACGTGGCCTCTGCCGTTGACACCGTGCCGACCGACGGACGTCCGCCCGTCGTCGCCCGGTCGCTCGACCGGATGCGCTCCCGGTTCCGGGACCTTCGTCCGTCCGACCAGCAGGCGCCCGAGCCCGTCCGGTTCTGGGACATCAAGGCCGCCGCCACCCCGGACGCTGCTGATGAGCTGTGGATCTACGATCAGATCGGTTTCATCGACTGGTGGACCGGCGAGGGTGTCACCGCGCAAACGTTCTCGAAGGATCTCTCCAAGCTCAAGGCGAAGAACCTCACGTTGCGCGTGAACAGCCCCGGCGGCGACGTCTTCGACGGCCTCGCGATCAAGAACATGATCGCCTCGCACGCCCGCGACAAGGGCGTCAAGGTCACGGCCCGCGTGGACGCGCTCGCGGCGAGCATCGCCTCGGTCATCATCCAGGCCGCCGACGAGGTGGTCGTCGAGCCGCACTCGCAGATCATGATTCACGACGCCTCGGGCTTCGCGATGGGCAACGCCGCCGAGATGCGCGACATGGCCGACCTGCTCGACATGATCTCGCAGAACATCGCGCAGGTGTACGCCGATGCCGCGGGCGGCAGTGCCGACGAGTGGCGCAAGACCATGAAGGGCGAGAAGTGGTACACCGCTGCCGAAGCGGTCGACGCCGGTCTCGCCGACGTGATGGGCGCCGCGGGCCCGAAGCGCAGGACAAAGTGCAGCGCGTGCGACGGCTCGGGGGCAGTCGACGGCGTCGACTGCCCCGACTGCAACGGCACCGGCAGGGTTAAGCCCGCGGACGCCACGTGCACCACGTGCGACGGCACCGGCAAGAGCGACGGCAAGACCTGCCCGGACTGCGGCGGCACCGGCCAGATGGGCGACAGTACGGCCGAGGACGCCCGTCCCCTGCGGGTGGCCGCCCGGTGGTGCGCCCGCCTCTTCCCGGGCCACGAGCAGCCCTTCAAGAACGCCCTCGCGGACATCCCGGCCGAGACCGAGGTCGACGATGACGACGAGCCCGGGGGCGACCCGCAGGACGCCCCCACGGACCCGGTGCTACCCGACCCGGCGGCGTTCGAGTGGGACGCCTCGGCCTTGACCGGCGCTGTGCAGGCGGCGACCGCGCCCCCGCAGATCGACCTAGGCGACTGGCGGTCGTGCTTCTCCGAGGCCCCCGCCATGCCCGAGCCTGAGCGCGGCCTGCCGGTCAACCTCGGTCCGGCTCCCGCCCGGCCCACCCCAGTCGCCGACCCGGCCCGCGCCCCGCTGGCCGTGGGCGTCGACCTCGGCGACTGGCGGAACGCCTTCGCCGACATGCCCGAGCTCGTCGCCCCGGCCGCCCCCGGCCCGGTCGACCTCGGTCCCGCACCGGCCCGCCCGGCGCCCGACCCCGCACCCGTCCGCAACCCTCTCGCTGAGGCCATCGCGGCGGCCGTGGACATCACGGCGAAGACGCAGCCCGAGCCGGACGCCCCCGCGGCGGCCGAGCCCGAGCTGCCCGAGGTTCCCCCCATCCGACTGGACGTCGAGGACGTCCGGCGAGCAGTGAGAGAGGCGAGGTTTTGATGACCGATACCTTGGTCATTCCCACCTCGGCGAGCGAGCTCGAAGAGCTGCTCGCCGACGGCAAGCGCGTGCAGGACGTCATGAGCGCGGGCAAGTTCGGTGAGCTCGTGACCAACTACGCGCGCACCACGTACGCCCGCGACATGGACATCAAGAAGCAGGTGCAGGAGCAGACTGCTCTCGCACTCGCCGAGTTCATGAAGTCGGCCAAGAACGAGGGCGACGTCGTGCGCCCGAACCTCACCGTGCCGCAGGTGTCCGCGCAGTACCGGCCCGGCAACGCCCGGAACGTCGCTGTCTACAACCCGAAGGCGATGGGCGCCGCCCTTGACAAGGACTTCTCGGACAGCGCGGACTACTTCCGCACGATCTGGCACAACGCGAACGCGACCGCGGACCGGCAGGCCCGGATCGGCCGCATCCGCAACGCCTTCTCGTCGACCGTCCCGAGCGAGGGCGGCTTCCTCATCCCCGAGACGCTGCGCTCCGAGCTGCTCATGGTGGCGCTGGAAAACAGCGTTGTCCGGCAGCGTGCCCGGGTCATCCCGATGGAGACTCTGCGCGTCCCGTTCCCGGCCATCGACTCGACCTCGAACGCGTCCAGCGTGTTCGGCGGCATCGTGGGCTACTGGACGGAAGAGGGCGCGGCCCTCACGGCGAGCGCGGCCAACTTCGGCCGGATCGTGCTCGACGCGAAGAAGCTCACCGCCTACACCGAGTTGCCAAACGAGTTGATCGCCGACAGCGCGATCTCGTTCCAGGCGTTCATCGACCAGATGTTCCCCGAGGCCCTCGCGTGGTACGAGGACATCGCCTTCATGAAGGGGACCGGCGTCGGCGAGCCACTCGGCTCCCTCAGCACCGTCAACCCGTCACTGATCACGGTCGCCAAGCAGACGGAACAGGCCGCGAGCACGATCGTGTGGGAGAACATCGTCAACATGTTCGCCCGGATGCTGCCGAGCTCGCTCGGCCGCGCCGTGTGGGTGTGCGGCATCGACACCTTCCCCGAGCTCGCGACGATGGCCCTGTCGGTCGGCACCGGCGGCTCGGCGATCTGGCTCAACAACGGCGTCACCGGCCCGCCGATGACGATCCTCGGTCGGCCCGTCGTCTTCACCGAGAAGAGCACGGCCGCGCTCGGTACGCAGGGAGACATTTCGTTCGTCGACTTCAGCTATTACCTGATCGGCGACCGGCAGGTCATGAGCGCGAGCAGCTCCCCGCACTACAAGTTCGCGAATGATCAGACTGCCTATCGCATCATCGAGCGGGTGGACGGTCGGCCGTGGCTCCAGTCGGCCATCACCCCCCAGAACAGCGGCAACACACTGTCGCCGTTCGTGCAGCTCGCGACCCGTAGCTGACCGGCCGGTCGGCGCGATCGGCCCGGGTCGGGCACTCGACCCCCCGACCCCGGGCCATGAGCGGCAGGCATTGAAACCCCTGCCAAGGAAGGAAGGACGATGGAGGCCCTCGGCCACACCATCAACGCTCAGTACCTCATGGATGGCCGCTATGTCAGTCTCAAGGACTGCCAGTCGGTGGCGTTCCTGTGCTACCTCACCGGCGCGGCGGGTGACACGTACACCCTCGTCGAGGCGCAGGACGCCTCGGGCTCCGGTGCGCAGAACCTCGCGACGATCACGCGCTACCACACCAACACCGGCAACGGCTCGGACGCCTGGACCCTGCGCACGCAGGCCGCGGCGGCGACGGTCACCACGGCCGCAGCGGCGACGCAGAACTGCATGTGGTTCGAGGTCGACGGCGCCGAGCTGTCGGACGGCTTCGACTACGTCAAGGTCACCTCGACCGGCGCCGGGATCGTCATCGCCGTGCAGCACGGCCTCGACGCGCAGCGCAAGCCGAGCAACCTGACCGCGATCGGGGTCTGACATGAGCGTCTACATCGACCCCGCGGGAATGCGGGCGATCGGCTTCGGGATCAGGGTCGCCAAGGCGGCCTTCACCCTGCCCGCCACCACCACGGGCGGTCTGTTCACGGTCTCGGGCGGCCGGATCATCCTCACCTCGATCATCGGCGAGGTGACCACTCAGGTGCAGGCGCAGGCGAACGCAATCAACCTGGTAGCGACCCCTACCACGGGGACAGTCAACGATCTGTCGGCAACGGTGGAGAGCAACGGCGCCATCGTCGGGACGCTACTCGGGATTACCGGGCTCGCGGCCGACGCGATGGTTAAGAGCACCGGGGGTGGGATCAGCAACCTGCGCAACCCGGTTGTCGTGGCGATCGGGACGATCGGCCTCAAGACGGCCGCGACGAACACGGGCGCGACGAAGTGGGTCATGACCTACATCCCGCTCGACGACGCCGCCACCGTGGCGGCGGTCTGATCATGACCCTGTGGATGTGCCTCGGGTGCTCGGCGGCCTATGCCGTCGGGCTCCCGGGGTGCCCGCAGTGCGGGTCATCCGACGCAGTAGAGGAAGGCACGATGCCGAAGATCAGCAAGGCGAACGGCCCGACCTACGGCGAGCAGGATCCGGCCCACGCCGTGGTCGAGCCTGCCGAGCAGGTGGCCGACGAGACTCCCGCGGCCGAGGCGTCGCCCGCGGGCGAGACCGGGACCGGCCCGGCGCCGGACTCCCCGGGAGCTCCCGCGACCGGTGAGGGCGCCGCCAAGGGCGACGCCGGGCTGGTCCCGGGCGAGGGTCCGGAACAGGGGCAGGGCGGCGCCACGGACAGCGCCAGCGAGCCGGACGGCAAAGGCACGGACGACGAGCCCGCGACTCCCTCGAAGGCGTCCACGCGGCGCAGGACGGCCCGGGGCTGACCGATGTCCTGGGAGCAGCTCATCTCGATCATCAGGGATAGCGACGACGAGGCCCGCACCGACGCCTCGACGCCGCCCGTCGCCTGCCCGAACGACGGCGAGCCGCTGTCGTCGGGGCCGCGCGGTGAGCTGTTCTGCCGGTTCGACGGCTGGCGCTATGAAGGGATCAAGTGATGCTGTACTACACGACACGGGCGTTCCCGACCGCGAGCCGCCAGTACGAGGCGGGCGACGCCATTGACCCGGCCAGTATCACGGCGGCCGAGTGGATCAAGGGCACCGAGTCCGGCGCCGTCGTCCCCGCCCGGTGGTACGGCACCGCGGCCGAGCTCGCCGCCCGCGGCATCCCCGGACCAGGCGTGCCGGTCTACGAGACCGACACGAGGATCGCCCGCGTCGGCGACGGGACGACTTCGGTTGCATCACTGCCGCAAGTAGGTAGCAGCACCTATGTTCACTGGATTACGGGCACCGACCCCACCGGGGCGGCCTCGTCCACTGCGGTTGTCCAGGCGGCATTGACGGGGGCCTCAGCCGGTGACGTCGTCGTCGCCCCGTGGGGCACCCTGCTGGTCGGCGATCTCGTGGTGCCCGCGGACGTCACCTTCGACTTCCGGCGGGCCACCCTCAAGGCGGCGACGATCACCACGGCGGTCGTGACCCTGTCTGACCGGTCCAAGGTGGCCGGGGGGACCATTGACCTTGGGACGACCACCAGCAAGATTGGTCTCGATTTCGCGGCCTCCACGGACGCCGAAGCGGATGGCGTGCGGGTCATCGGCGGGACTACCGGATGGGGATTCCGACACGACGGATCCACCCGTCCGACGATGACCCGATGCCGGTCCGCCTCTCAGCAGCACGGAATCATCGCCCATGGGTCGGGGGCCACCGATCTGGCAATCACCGGGGGACGTCACACCGAGGGTGGGGACACCACTGCGGGCACTGGGAGCGTCTACCTGCTGAACTGCACTCGCCTCAAGGTCGATGCGGTCGATGTCTCCGGGACCTCCGGCACCGGGTGGTACATCGGAGGCAGCACGGCCGACTCGGTTTTCACGAACTGCACGTCCGTCAGCAATGGCGGCGCCGGAGATTTCCGCGGATTCCATGTCGCCGATACCGCATCGAACGTCACTTTCACCACATGCTCGGCGATCAGTAACGCCGAGAACGGTTGGTTCGCTGATAGCACTGGTCGCGGCGTGAAACTGGTCGGCTGCCTGGCGCGCGGAAACAACGTGCAGCACCGCGCGGGAGGCAACGGCTTCGAGATCAACTCCCCTGGCGCCGAACTGGTCGGATGCACCGGGACCGGACAGCTCGGCAACTCGGCAGGTCAGGGGTCCGGGGCCTACCTCGGATCATCGGTACAGGTGATCGGCGGCCGATTCGAGGGCAACTACTGCGATGGGGTCAGGGTCGCAGCGTCCGATGCGTCCGTGACCGGCGCGACATGCGCGAACAACGGGTCGGGCGGCGGGTCGGGTATCCGCGCGCTGGGCACCATCAGCGGAATCTCGATCGTTGCGAACTCCTGCGTAGATACCCAAGGCAGCCCTACGCAGTCCTACGGCGTCAGCATCGAAACCGGCGTGACCGGGTATACCTTCGTGCCCGGCGTGGCGCACGGGAACGTCACGGGCGACTACAGCATTACAACCAGCGCGGACGTCCCGCCGGCATCGCTTTACCCGCTTGGCCCGAACTACCCGTACACGGGGGCCCTCCTGTCCGGGGCATTGACGATGATCGGGTTCGGGGCCGATCAGGCTTTCTACTGCCGAGCATTGTCATCCGGCAGGATCTCGAAGATCGGGTTTCAGGTCGGTGTGCAGTCGGGCACGGTCTGTGTCGGCGTTTACGCGAACAGCGGCCAGGGGCGCAATGCCACCCCGGGAGCCCGCAAGGCGACCTCCGGCAGCGTGTCCTGCCCCGCCCCGGGCTACGCCGAGGTGGCCCTTACCGCGCCTGTCGACGTAAGGGCGGGTGAGTGGCTGTCGATCTCGGTCAGCAACACCGTTGTCACCGTTGCAGCGTCGGGCATCACGTCCGTGAGCGCGATGGGCAGCGGCATGTCCTGCTACCAGGGGTCTGCGACTCCGCTGCCGGCGACGGCCGCGCCGGAAGGCGCCGTCGTCAACACTGTGTACCTGGTCGGCGTCGCCTGACCCGCATAAGCACCGCTACCTGACAACTGAACAGCTCCACACCACTCCCCACGGCGCGCCGGTCCGGCGGGCCGACGCCAAGAAAGCAAGGGACAGGGAGGGCATCGAATGCCCGGGTTGTACTACTGCACGATCGAGGACGTACGCGACGCTCTCGAATCGAAGGCGAGCGCCTACGACGAACGCCGCATCGGCCGCGCCATCGAGGCGGCGTCCGGTGACGTTGACGACGTCATTCAGCAGCACACCGGGCACTTCCGGCCCATCATCGAGACTCGCTACTTCGAGTGGCCCCCGCCGCAGACCGCGCACCGGTGGCGGTTGTGGCTCGACGGCAACGCGCTCATCTCGGTCTCGGCCCTCACCTCGGGTGG